TCGGGATGCGGCTTGGGGTGCGGCGTGGGGTGCGGCTTGGGATGCGGCTTGGGGTGCGGCTTGGGGTGCGGCGTGGGATGCGACTCGGGATGCGGCGGGGGGTGCGACTACCCAACATCTCGTCGGCGTGGGTGATTACACGCGGGAGCATTACAACACTCTCATCGCACCCTTTGAGAGCGTTTTTGGGAAACTCACCCCCGTTGAGACCATTCCAGCCTGAGGACGCCGATATAGAACCTAGACACACTATCTAGGGAGATACTCGAATGGCAACCCCGCTACACAGCTCGAAGGTAATCACCATCCACAGCCCCTTTTGGAATCATAGGAGCAGCGTTGGATTGGTCTACGAGTCACATCTCCCCGAGAAGGTTCGGCTGCCGGATCATCAGATTCGTCGCGGTGTCAGCGTTGAAGAGAAGGCCGTCAAGCCCGGGGACGCCGTCACTTGGCGCGTTGTGAAGGTACGCGATGGGGAAGCAGTCCTCCATCGCACGCCACAAGGTGAGCCGACGGTCGAAGCCATCAAGCCGATTGAAGAACTAGTGGTGGTCCGCGAATTTGGTGAGCCCATCTACCCAGGCCTTAAGAGTGTTGGCAAGGTCGAGCGCGGCGGCGACAAGCCGTTCCACACCGTCATCAACGCGGAGAACTATCACGCGTTAGAGACCCTGCTCTACACCTACGAAGGGCAGGTGGACTGTATCTATATTGACCCGCCGTACAACACGGGGGCGCGGGATTGGAAGTACAACAACGACTACGTGGACGGCGAGGACGGCTACCGCCACTCGAAGTGGCTGTCCTTCATAGAGAAGCGGCTGGAACTAGCGAAGCGGCTACTCAACCCGGAATCGTCCGTGTTGGTCATCACCATTGACGCCAACGAGGTACATCACTTGGGTGTTCTCCTCGAGCAGACGTTCCCCAAGTCGCTCAGGCAGATGGCAACGATCGTGATCACGCCATCTGGAGCCTCAGGAGACGGGCTATCCCGGGTTGAGGAGTATGCGTTCTTCGTATTCATCGGGGCCGCAGAGCCGCAGCCGCTCCTGGACGATCTGCTGAGCCCTGAGGACACAGTGATCTCCGAAGAACTTTTGGACGAGGAAGATGCCAAGAAGGTCCGCTGGGAGTCGTTGCTGCGGGGTGGCAGTAAGTGGCATAGGTCAAAGAGCAACGGTATGTGCTATCCGATCCTCCTAGATCCAGAGACCCACAAAATCGTAGGCACCGGCAAACCCTTGGAACCCGACGTGCCGGATGACCAGCGGCCCTCGACGATTGACGGCTTCCTAGCAGCGTGGCCGGTTCGAAGTGATGGGCGCTTAGGAATTTGGCGGCTAGCCGCCGAGACACTCAAGTCGCATACGCGTCTGGGGTATGCGTACACCAGCGCACACAACAAGGCCAAGTCGACCTGGACGTTCAAATATCTGATGACAGGGACAGTTGAAGCCATCGAACGTGGTGCGGTCGTTGTTAAGGGAATCGGGGCGAACGGCCAGGCTGATCTTGAGGTTGTCGGCGACCTAACTACGACGGCGAAGACCGTTTGGAACCGTGGACGACACGTTGCCGGTGGACTATGGGGCACCCTGCTGCTCACCAACCTTCTAGGTGAAAAGGGTGTGTTCACCTACCCGAAGTCTCTGTACGCAGTTCGAGATGCGCTGTTGGTGGCACTGGGGAACAAGCCAGATGCGCTGGTGCTGGACTTCTTCGGCGGCAGCGGCACCACTCTTCACGCAGTGGCCCTCCTGAACCAGGAAGACGGAGGGCGTCGACGAGCGCTCGTTGTGACCAACAACGAAGTTGATGGCGAGACATCGGACCTTCTGGCCGAAAAGGGTGTCCTGCCTGGCGATGAACAGTTTGAGGCGGTTGGGGTATTTAACTCCGCAACTATGCCGCGCTGTCGCGCCGCCATAACAGGACATACCCGAGACGGGGCTGCGCTGACTGGGCACTACTTGGGGACATCTAAGCGGCCCCTAAGTGACGGGCTTCAAGAAAATGTCGAGTTCTTCACCCTCACCTACGAGGATGCGGACCGCGTGAAACTGGGTGCCGCGTTCGAGGCTATCGCCCCCATCCTCTGGCTGAAGGCCGGAGCACAGGGCCCCCGCATCGACCGGCGGGAGGATGCTTGGGCGCTACCGAAGGGTGGCCGGTACGGGGTGCTGTTCGACCCCGACCACTGGGTGTCGTTCACCGCTGCTATCCAGGCTGCCGAGGGGGTTACCCACGCGTTCATTGTCACGGACTCAGATTCGGTGTTCCACCGTGTGGTCTCGGAACTTCCGGACGGTGTGGAGTCGGTCCGGCTCTACGAGTCGTATCTGTCATCGTTCGCAATCAACACGGGGGCCATCGTATGAGATTCGCTTTGAAGGACTACCAGGAGGAAGCCACTGCCAAGGTGCTCAACAGTCTGCGACGCGGCAGCCGTGAGTACGTAGAGGACAGCGAGCACACGGCGGTATCCCTAACCACGCCGATAAGGGGGTGACACCCCTACACCGGAAGGCGCGTTATGGAAACCACCACCCCCGAAACCCCCACTAACCCCAAACCCAAGAAAATCTCCCTCGCAGCCCGAATCGAGGTTCACACAGAAGTGCGGCCACCTCGCCAAGCCTAAAGAGCGGGCAATCTGAGTAACACAACCCGACTCAGATTGGACCCTGCCCAATGTTCACCCGCAAATTCTGGGATAACGCGCTAGAGCGAGCAATCAAAACCGCAGCACAAACAGCCGTCGCACTACTGCTCGTCTCCTCCACTACCGGCGTCCTCGATGTCGATTGGGCACAAACCGCGTCCGTCGCCGGGCTGGCCGCCATCGTTAGCATCCTCACCAGCGTTGCCGGGCGTGACATCGGCAAACACGGTGACCCCTCCCTCGTCCCCGACAACGTGTCCACAGATGTAGACATCCGCGAGATCGGCGATTGAGATGGACAAGCCCAAACGCTTCCGCGTCACCATCGAAACCCGCGGCGGCAAAATCGTCTACCTACGCAAAACCAAGACCGGCTTCACCACTAAACCCGAACTTGGGAAGCTGTGGATGAACGCGGGGCACGTGGAAGCCGCCAAACGGTGGGCACGCAGGCGCCCCATCCGCTTTAAGCTGGGTAGCGTCAAGGGCCACCGTGAGGGAACCCAACCCTACGTCATCGTCCCTAGCGACGTCACAGCGCCGCATAGAGCGCTACTCAAGAAGCTGAACGCCGTGGGTGAGCAGCTCGAGCGCCCAATCTATATGTGGAGCGGGTGGCGGACGCCCTGGAAAGCCTGGGATCTCCGGATGCTCTACAACGCTGGTAGGGGCAACCTAGCCGCCCCCTGCTGCTCGAAATACGGCTACTCCAAGCAATGGCACTCGTGGGAATCGTGCGGCAAAGACCCGTGGAGCAATCACGCTAGCGGGAATGCTGCCGATGTGGGAGTGGTGGATAAGCGGGGGAGCCGCGTGAACATCGGGGATTATCCCGGCGCCAGGGCGGCGATGAAACGGGTGGGCTTGTGCCTACCCGTTGGAAGCCCCCAGCGAGAGCCGTGGCACGTGGAAATCGGAAACACTTGGCGCGCCTAAACCGTTTCGAGCCGATAACCCCCATAGCGAGCAAAACAAGCTCACACCCACTATAATGGGAGCAATGGAAAGGGGTGCCGATGGTTAGCGCGACAGAATGGGGCAATGCGATAGACCTCGCCGTAAACCCCGAAACTCCCGGATACGTGCTCGCAGATATCGCCACGATTCGCAATAACGACCTGCGCGCGATTATCGCTAGCCACGATAATGTGCTCCCCCAAACCCTCGAGCTGCTCGCGAACGCCAAATCAAAGCACTTGCGCGCTCGGGTGGCCCGGCAACCCAAAACCCCGCGACGCACACTGGAGATGTTGGCGGCTGACCAGAAGAAGATGGTGCGCCGGGCTGTCCTCGAAAACCCCAGCGCTCACGATGAGGCTAAAACCCTCGCCGCGCTGATCGGCGTTTAAGCCCCCTCCGCAGCCTCAAACTGTTCGATCACATCCGCGGGGATGCGCCCACGTTGGGGCACCTGAATACCGTGTGAGCCAGCCCACGCGCGCACTGTTTTAGGATCTGGCCCCACGCGCACACTACGAGAGCCAGAGCGAGCCACGCGCGCCTTGCGCCGACCCGCCTCGCAATAGGGCTCCAACACCTTCCGAAGCTTCTCCGCTTCCGCGCCAGTGAGATCGATCTCGAACGCAGCACCATCCAAAGAGAACTCGACCGTTCCCACATCATCGCCAGCTCTGCCGCTCAAGTCGGAAACAAACGACACTTCTACGCGCTTAGCCACAGGGTCCTCCTCGAGTGAGTGACGGGCATTCTGACCCACATAACCAGTCTTTTATACCGCCATAATCAATTGGGAGCAAGCGTGGAACTTCCCGTAGAGGATTTAGAGTGGCCCCCTCCCTCGAGCGATCGCTATGAGATTGAGCGGCTAGATGCGCTATACGCTGGGCGCACCATCGGCGCGCCAGTGTTCTCCGACACAACCTTCGATGAGGACCTCGCCACACCCGATAGCGGAACCCGACCCGAAACACGCCGAGTGCGCGGGGGGATCGTCGCCGACATTTCCAGCGTCGCAGCCAACGCCATCGTCGGAACCGGCATCAAACTCAAGATCCCAGCGAGCGCGCGAGTGGGCGCAAAACAAGCCGCATTCACCGAAGAACGCTGCTCCGAATACAACACTCTCGGCGGGCTAGAGAGCAAAATTGTTGAGAGCACAGAGATCAACAGCGCCTTCGGCGGCTCCTACCTACGCTTGAGCGCAAACCCTAGCGTGTGCGCCACCCCCTACTTAACGGTCATCTCCCCCGACAGAGTCATCCCACAATTCCAAGACAACTTTCTGACCGGTTTCATCACCTGGACAGAGTTGGGCGATGTGGACGCGGCGCGCGTGCTGCGCTGGGTGGAAGTGCGAGACAACCGGGAGCGCACCATCAAGAACGCTCTCTACTCCGGGACGCGCCTCTCACTTGGAAAACGCGTGGCCCTCACGGAGCACGCGGAAACCGAAAACCTGCCAGAGGAGGAGGCCTACCCCGAGGGCGTAGACCGAATGTGCTGGTACTCCGTCAACCTTCGCCCAAACCGCCGCCGGAAACAATCACCATTGGGACGCTCAGATTTCCAGGGGAGCGAGAGCCTCTGCGTCGCCTACGACCTCACCATCGCGAGCGCGGTCCAAGATGTCGACGCGGGCAGGATCCGCATCTTCACCCCCGCAGACTTTCTCTCATACCTCCCCGAAACTCTCGGAGCTGAATGGGAGCGCGAACGGCAAGTGTACGTAGCGCTCGAGGGAGCCGATCCCTCCAGCACCCCCATCCAGCTCATCCAGGGTGAGATTCGTGCTGAAGACCACGTGAAGTTTCTCGACTTTCTCGCGCAGCAGATCAGCAAGAACGCGGGATACGCGCCCGTCTCTATGGGCTATGGTGATACGGGGGTCGCCACATCAGGCTCCCACCAGCGCCGCATCGAGCGGCGCACTATCGCCACCTTCACAGCGAAAAGGCGCTATTGGGACGCCATTCTCCCCGATATCTACCACCAGCTACAAGCGTGCGATAAAGCCGTTTTCGGAGCCCCGGTCGCCGTGGTGCCCCCGCAGATCCAATGGGCGCCCATTGTCGACGACGATCCACTGGAAGCAGCGCAACGATTAGAAGCCTACGCACGCGCTGGCGCAGTTTCGACGGAGACCAAAGTGCGCCTCGCCCAGCCGCACCTTGTGGACACCGCAGATATCCAGCAAGAAGTCACGCGGATCCTAAACGAGAGCGGCCTCGCGGCAGACCCAACACCATACCCAACGCCCGAAACCCCCATAAGCGGATTCTGAGACACGCTGGGAGGCAGTAATGGCTGACCCCGGTGCGGAGGCCCTATCAAAGATTCTAGGCGCTCTGGAAGCCTCACACGAATACCTGGTGGGAGAGATAGCGCGAAACGCAGTAATAGATGCAGAGAGCACGGTGGACCCAGAAACGTGGCGTCGCCAGCGGCTCGCTCAAACGAACGCGCTCATCAAGTCCGCGCGAGAACACTTGGCGACGAGCATTCCAGACGCGAAAACAATCGACGCTTTCATCGCAGAGGGTTATGAGATTGGTGGCTTGTGGGGTGACACTCAAGCAGACGCTGCTGCGGGCAAGCGGGCAACCGTGGGCACCCGGCTCACTAGCCCCGTCGTTAGCCAACAAACTGCGACTATCGCCAAAGAAGCCGCGGGCGCGCTCGAAAATGTCCAACTAGGGCTCACTCGCGGAATCAACGCAACATATCGAGACACCATCGAAAACGCCGTCTACGGGATGACCACGGGTAATCTCACTCGCGGGGACGCGATAGCCGTGGCGGTAGACGATATGGCACGCAAAGGGCTCCCCGGCTTTGTCGACCGCGCGGGGAGACAATGGCGACCCGAAACTTACGCTGATATGGCCTTGCGGACCACTTACGCGCGTGCGAGCACACAGGGAAAACTCTCGCGACTAGAGGAGCGGGGACGCAATCTTGTGATCATCTCCGATAGCCCTGAAGAGTGTCCCACTTGCCGCCCGTGGGAGGGGAAGATTCTCGCTATCAAAGGCGCCCCATCGGCTCCGGCCGTGGCGACGGTGGACGCGGCACGCAGCGCGGGCTTGTGGCACCCACGGTGCACACACTCGGCTAATGCTTATGTGGAGGGCTTGACAGTGCCGAAACCGTCGGTTGCTTCGCCGGAAGACTATAGGTTGTCGCAACAACAACGTGGCTTGGAGCGGCGTGTAAGGGAAGCGCGGCGGCGTGTGGTGGCGGCTGAAGCAACCGGCGATAAGAAGAACATTCTGGTGGCACGGAAGCGGTTGGGTGCGCAACAGGAAGCGTTGGGGGGTTTCCTCGAGCAAACGAAACGGATTCCAAGGGTGGGTGCTGACCTTCTCCCAGCACCGGGTAAGAAATGGGTTTCCACGGACGCCCCGAAAATGGATATGACCCGGAAAATGAAACCGTTGTCTGCTGAAGCGAAAGCGTTGGAAGATAAGAAAACCGCCTCAGAGTGGGGAATGAACAGATTCGAAGGGTGGGACGTCCCAGATAGTGTTGCGAAAGAACTAACGGATGCTGGGTGGACTCACACTCGTTCGACAAGCGAAGGAAGCAAAACTAGCACGTTCAAGCGGGCGTGGACACCGGAGGAACTCGCGGCAGCGGAGAAAGACATTAGTGATGCGCTCGACCTGAAAACGTTTGATGCGTCGCTTAACGCCGAGGTGATAAAGGTTGGTGACCTCGAACGATACGCCGGGCAGAAGGCGATGCCTCCGCATATTCGTATCTGGTTCCAAGAACGCGGGTGGAAATGGCAAACACGGAAACGTGGGTTGGTGTTGGAGCGTCCATTTGACGCGCCGGACGTTAGCGTGCCCAAACCTGCGGCACCGAAACCTGCGGTAGTGAAACCTAAACCTCAAACGAAGAAGGCGGCTCCTGTAGCGCCAAAGAAGAAGGTTGTTGCAGAAACACCTAAAACATCCGTCGGCAATCCGGGTGACGCGTTTGAGTATGGGCGCACGCGTATCCCTGAAGTGAATGATAGAACACGGCGTTGGTTCGAAGAGTGGGCTAAAGGGAAGAAGGAAGGCACCGGGCGGAAGAAGCTAGCGAAACTGTTGAAGAAGGTGGAAACCGAACCTATCTCGATGCGTATGACGGGTGACAGTCTCACAGCGGTGCTGAAGGAAGGGCGGGTGAAAACCATCCACGAAGAAGGCATCCTCAACACTTTCACTGATAAAGCACCGAGCGGGGTTAGCCCTGACTTTGCGAGACAAAAATACTTGCGTGGACGCCGGTCTGCCGAGTTGGAATATATGGGTGTGCCGGAAGACCTCGCTGCGACGGAGAAACCCGTGTATGGGCATATTGGTAGGTTGGATGACTATGAAGACCTCGACGGTGACCGCGGACAACCGCTGGATATGTATGGGGATCTTGACGTGGTGTTGAAGGATGACGTGCGGGGGCGAGCAACATTCACTCTTGGGGATAGCCTGAACGACCGGCTGCGTCCGATTGGTGTTGAGAACGTGGGGTCGGCAACGGACTTGGATTTGTATGCGGCTGACGGGCGAAACTGGGATGGGGGACCAACACTCGGTGGGCGTGACTACATTGAGACACAAATTCACGGTGGTGTGACACTCGACGACATCGCGGAAGTGAGGTTTTCTGTGAAACCCGCCGATAGCCTTATTGCGCTACTAAACGAGAAAGGCATCCAATGGAAAATCAGCAAGATTTAGGGTGGCTGCCGAGAGAACACACTGAGGGTCCGCTACGGGTGGTGGACGCGTGGGACGGCAAAGGTGTCGTGGTGTGGTTTGGAGACCTCGACCTTGCCACAACACTTTACAGAGAAAACGAGGGTGGAGGATACCGCAGCTTGACACTATCGAGCCTGATAACGATGACGAATGGCAGTGTCTTCGAGTGGTTGTCGAACGTGAGAAAAAAGTTTGAGAAATAGCTGCGGTTAGGGCAAAAGGACGCCGATAAGGTAATCAGTAAGGTCACCCGGCACCTTCTAGAGAAGCCGGATGGAGCGATGATCGCCGATAGGCAACAATCGCTAGCAACGCCGTTAGAGGGTGTGGCACGCTACTCTCGAGAGAGAGGGTCGCCCTTCTACAGAACGGGGTAAGACGTTCACCAAAGACCAAGTGGTATAGCTTGGCAAAACAATGCCGTTCGACAAGGCGCGCTAATCAAGGCAGACCGGCGGCGCACCAAAACAACCCCCTTGTCGAAACACCCGTCCTGCGAAGCAAACGCTTCGACTCACAGCAAACACACCGCCCGATCAACCAGCATCTAGGGCAAACGCTGCGAGGTCCCGATGCTGGGGGGGTAGTAGGCAAACACCAACCCACGAAACACGCTCCACCAAACCCAAACACCAACCCACCAACCAACACCCCAAACAAACAACGCCCCACACCACCAACCCACAACACAACACACAAACCCCCCAA